CGTCAAAGTATAAAGATTTAGACTTTATTTCTCATGAAGAAAATTTTAACATGTTCCCAGAAACACTTGAGTCTAACGAACATTATACGGATAAAGCTTTAAAAGGTCTTACTGGATCAAGAACAATATTATCACAATTAGGTGGATTCTGTAGAGGACTATACATTGCATCGACAAGTCCGTTGACAAGCTATAATGCTGGAACCCCTTTACTATATGGGGTATACGGAGCAAGGGTTTATAGAATATATAATAATTTTTCTTTTGATTATATCGGCGATGTTGCAGATAATAGCGAGCCTGTATCTTTTGCAGAAACAAGCGGTGTGCCTGCACATCTTTGTATATGCTCGTCATTTAATATTTACACTATTAATTTAGAAACTGAAAGTTCGTTAGTATCTGTCGATGTGTTGGAGTTGCCAAAAAAAGCTGGAGAGCTAACAAGCATAAGGCCGACAATGATCACGGCTTTGAATTATAGAATAATTTGTAATGATAAAGACAGTGATTACTTTTATTATTCCGAACTCGGAAAGCCAAATGGCGTTAATAACAATTACGCTTTTTATAAGTATATGACAAGATATACTTTTATGAAAAAAGACGGAACTTTAGTAACGGGAGACGATAATCAATACTACCCGCCTTCAGAAGGATCCTATGTTGAAGGAACTTTAGTCACAGAAGATGTTTGGATGGGCTCGCTTAACTATATAAAAGCGGAGTTCAGAAGCGACAACATAGTTGCTATAAAGGCAATGGATGACTATCTATTCGTTATCGGGTATAGTTCTTATCAAGTATATAGATGGCAAGATAATATCAACACACCATTTATAACGTCTACAAAAAATAGTTCAATAGGATGTAAGGCGCCATATAGTGTTTCGGCAATTAATAACAAACTAATTTTTTTAGGAGCTTCATCAGTAGGTACTAATGCTATATGGGTAAGTGACGGACAGGGCATAGAAAAGATTTCTTCTGCATGGATAGAAGAACAGATAGAAAGCTTCACAAGAACTGATGACGCTTTCTCATTTTGTTATGTTGATGGGAAACATACATTTTATGTTATATCATTCCCTTCTGCTAATAGAACTTATTGCTTTGACTTTGATGAAAATGAATGGCACACAAGAGCGACAAGAGACATCAACAACGAACAGAAATGTTGGTTTCCTGCGTTCGCTATAAAGTATTCTGACAAAATAATAATGGGTGCTTTCAATGAAGACAAATTAATTTATCTAGATAAAAATAAATATACAGATTACAATGATAAATTAATAGAACGCTCAAGAACAACGGGGATAATAATAAACGATTTCAAAAAGATAATCATTCATTCTTTAGAAATAATTATTAATTCTGGAAAAACGAATGTAGCAAAAGAGTACGACGAGCAAATGAATGGGGCAACGCCTGAAGGGTACAATCCTAATGTGATGCTTATGACAAGCGTAGATGGGGGCTATACATGGGTTGGCGAAAAGTGGGCAAAGGCTGGGCGTATCGGAGAGTACAACTCAAGATGTATTTTTAGAAATATCGGAAGAGCCCAAAGAATTGCGTTCAAAGTAACGATGACAGACCCAGCCCCTTTTAGTATTTCTAAAGCTATAATTGATTATACAGAGTGTGGAAGATAAATGATAACAAGTAGCGTAATAAATCCGTTTTCGTCTGAAACAAAAGACTTGCTCCCGTTGGTATTAATAAAGAATGGGATGGTTGGTGTTCTTCAATCGGATGGAATAATTAATTTATCTACAATTAAAAAACTAAATCTTCCAAATGCTATTTATGATTACACCTTAGACTTTAATTTTTATCAGAAAATAAACGGAGTTAATTTGTACCAAAGAACAAACAAAATTTATATTTGTAAGGAGCAAACATCATTAGATGTTTCATTAGTCGGCCTTGCATTTATCCAAGCAAACTTAATTTTAAAACAATGAGGAAAAAAAATGTCAATCGGTAGTATCATTTCAAGTGCCACAGATGCAATAGGGCTTACTAATGTAGAGGGTAAAAAAAAGGCGTATGATAATGCACAGAGTACGTTACAAGATACTCTTGCGAAATCAGGAAAAACATATAGCCAACTTTTAGAGTCCATAAAAGGAACTGGTCGCAATCTGCAAAATCAGCTAGGTGGATCCTCTTCAGTAAGCGATTGGATTAATAGCATTAAAGAAGCTGGCGATAAAGATTATTCAGTTGACTCGTCAAAAGTTAGCGGATTTGATTGGGATAAAACAGTAAGTGATTACTTAGACCCAAACGCTTCATATATGATTGACCAAGCGACACAAGCCGCACAAAATACATTAGCGGGACAAGGTGGGCTGTTTAGCGGAGGGGCAGGGCAACAGTTACAAGCCGTTGCGAGCGACAAGGCAAGGGAACTATATGGTGATGCTCAAGAACAAATGAATAAAGAAAAATCATTTGATTACAACAAATTACTTGATGAGTTGAATATTGATGCTGGAAATTTAGGTCGTGAACAAAGTCAAGATATGGCTTATAGTTCAAACTTGGGAAATGTTGCGAACGCCTATCAAACATCAGTGAGTGATACACAAGAGGGCATAAACAATGCTCTATTATCTCAATTACAAAATGACTCATCTATCCAGCAAGCACTAGCGAACTTGGGTATTTCAGAAGCCTCTGCACCAACGGCTTTGGGTTCTGTATTCGGAGATATTCTTGGATTTGCAAGTGCGTTTATTCCGCAAAAAGGAGTGAAAGAAAATGCCTGATTTTAATTTATTCAGATTTCAAAATCAATTAAACACAAAGCCTTTAGAAGAAGGTCTTGCGAGTGATTATGAAAATGCAGGCCGCTCTATTGGTGGCTTGATCGGCTTAGGATTAAAGATAAAAGGGAATAAAGAAGCGGAACAAAAAAACGATTCAATTGAAAAAAATAAAAAAGACTTTTTACAATTTCTTGATAATTACGGTAACGGCTTAACAGATGAGGCTATTATGAGAGAGGGGAATAGATACGGATTCCCAGAAATCGCGGCTCAATTTGTAGAGGCAAAGTCAGGTCGATTAAGCCGAGAAGAATCACTAAGAGCAAGAACCGCAGCAGAAAGAGAAAGCCGAGAAACAGGAAAAGCTATAGGAGAGAGTAATCGCTTATCTCTGCAATCAAGCATTCAAGACCTTGAAGACAACATAAACAATTTGACATTACAGATAAAGTCACGCTCTAAAGAATCGCAAGAGGCTAGGAATCTAGCGGCTAAAAGGAATGCTCTTCAAAAAAGAGCAAACGATATGAAGAAAAATTATGAAATAAAATTTGGTTCTTTTGAATCTAATTTAATTGACGATGATAAAATAGAAACAGATGATTCTGTATACGAAGAAATCGAAAGTATAGTAGATAGATTAAAAGATAACGATAGTTTTATTAAAGAATTTTCTGGGTTATCAGATACTTTTAAATCACTAGAAAAAGATGATGCTTCAAAAACTTTAGATAAATTAAAGTTGTTTGAAAGTAAATTAGAAAAAAACCAGAGTGCGTTAAAAGATAAAAAGGATAAGGCTTACAAGTCAATTGAAAATTTAAAAACAAAAACGGTAAAAGGTGGAAACGTAAGTAATAACCGTTTTATAATTGACGACATTGCAGCTTTGCATAAAGTCGTGTACGGTAAGAATTTATCAAGAAGCGAAGTTGTAAATACATACAAACTAAACTTGGTTGAAGGAGAGGATTATTAATGTCAAAAGGTTTGTTTTATCCGATCGACTTCGGCGATAAAGAAAAAAAGATAGTAGAAAAAAACTATTCTAAAATTATAGAACTTGATAGGCTTCTTCGTGATGGAACTAGTGAAGAGAGTGAAGCTGCAAAAAATGAATTATTGAAAATGTTTGAAACTCGTTTTGTGAGTGATATTTTCGAGCCAGTTAAATATGCTGAAGAGATCGCTACGAAAAAAAGGAGTGATAGAGAGGAAGAAAGCCGCAAGTCATTAAAAGATGCTGGTGATAAAGAAACTCCATTGTTGACACCAGAGGCAATTATAAAAGCATATAAGCCGATTGATGAAGAAGGTAATTTATATGTAATGGCAAAGGCTCCAAACGAAAGCGATTTAGCTTTTATCTCAAGACAAAAGGCTGCATTTAGTAATATGGGCTTGCCATGGAATGCAGAAGCGAAGAGGCTTGTGTCTTCAGTTATGCAAGAAGCTGGAATAAAAGGGGCAAGAGCTAAAGTAGTTAGTGATTACGGAAAAAGTTTGGGTGGGTTTCTTGGTTCATTCGTAATACCAAGAACAAAAGAGAGTGTAGAAAAAGATATTTTGGAAGGCGGTGAAGGAAAAATAAAAAAAGGAGACCTGGCTCTTGATATCGGTGAAAACGTAGCACAAACAGCAAATCCTTTTTCAAGATTTTTAAAAGGAGTGAAATATTCAAAAGCTATTCCAAGGACTGTTGGGAATGCATCTTTTGCCCCTGTCGTTTCCGAAATAGCAGACGCATTATATTACGATGAAAAAACAAATAAAGACCGTGCTAATCCATCTCTTTTTGATATTGTCACGGCGGCAGGTTTAAATACAGCCGCTGATTACAAGGCAATAACAAGAGGGCGGCAAGCTATGAGAGAAGCTGGAATTCCTATTACAGGCTATTCAAGAAATTATTTAGGACAAAAAGAATTAAAAAGAATGACAAAAGAAAATGCGGTTAAAAATAAAGAAGAGGCCGCTATGAAGCTTAAAAAGATTCAAGAGCTTCCAGACTTTATATCAGATGCACAGACGCTCCAAAATCCAAACAAAATAAGAAAAGCAATTCAAGAAAAAGGCTATTCTATAGATGAGTTGGAATCCTCTTTTCCAAGTGTGCAAGCTTTTGACGATTGGTTAAATGGGCGTGTAGTCTTTGAAAACATTGAAGATATAGATAACTTAACGATTCCACTTATAAAGAAGGCAAGAGCCGACTATCAAAAAGCATCTTCAGAAGCCGCCGAGGTTATTATGAAGGGAGCAGAAAAAAAAGGAAAGGGGGCATTCGGTTATTTTAAACCCAAAAAACCTGCAAGATTTTCTAGAGTAAAAGATGATTTTGTAAAAGAAAAAGACTTCGAAAAAGGCAAAGAAATTGTAGACAACCTTTTAGCCGCAAAAAAGAAAAACCCATTTGACAAAAAAACAAATGATTTTTTTATTGGCGAGTTAAAAAGAGAAGGTTTTACAAACAAAGAGATTGCTGGCATGATGCTTGATAAAGGCTATCAGCCAAGCATCACGGAATATACCAGCGGTGTTTTTAACCAAGTAATTAAAGAGAGAGAAAAATTAAAAAATGCAAAGCCAGTAAAGCCTAAGGCGATAAAGAAAGAAAAATCTTTTGAGGCGTTATCAGAAAACCCAGAAGCATATCGAGTTTTGGGAACTGGGAAAAAAGTTAGTGCAGCAGAGAAAGCGAAGTATGAGCAAAGCTTGCCAAAAAAAATGCCATCACAATTTAAAGAAGATATTACAAGTCCAGAAAATAGACAAAATATCTTTGACATGGTTAGAGGCTACGCTATTAGAGAAGCTTCTCCTTTTGTTTCTGGTTCACTGACTAGAGATATAGAGCCGTTCTTCATGGATGATGTTGAGGAAGAACGACTAGACAAAAAAAAGTTAGATGAAAAAAAATCTTTAGAAAAAAAACAATTATTTAAGAAATTGTATGGACGTTAATTTATATGTTATTATCTAAAGCACTAAAAATGAGTAAGCCAAAGGCGAATCGAATAAGGAATACCGCTTGGTATTCTGGAAACATTGAAGCCGACGGAAAGATAGACAAAGACACTTATTACAAAAGTTCTTACCACTCAAGTATTAATCCCCAAAAATCAAAAAAGGGAACGTGTAACTATTGTTTAAGATGCAACGGTCGTATTTTTAAAGGATCTGATTTAATTTTGTCGAATGGAGAATTCGGGCATCATCCAAACTGTAAGTGTTCTTTTACCCCAGTGGAAAAGGGCGTAAAGGTGAAAAATGGATTTGTCACAAATAAAGATTACGGTGCAAGAAAAACGCTAGACGCAAGAAGCATGAAGGCTTTACCTATTTCGCAGCTTGGAACAATCGCAAGAAAAAGAGGTTTCGAAAACAAGATTGCAGACAAAGGAAGCATTATGAAATACATTAAAAATTCGAGGTACTAAATGGACGTTTTATTTGGCGGCGATACAAGAAGGATGTTTTTAGATTTAAATCAAAAACCATTAAATGGGATGGTTCAATTTTTAGATTATGGAACGAGCAACCAGAAGGCTATATATAACGAAGAAGGCACGCCGATAAACAATCCTGTGAGCTGTTCGTTTGGGACGTTGCAATCGTCAGTAAAACTCGTTGGGAAATATACTGTTAAGCAGTGGCTATATGTTGGAAATGGTGACCCTGTAAGTGATTGGGCAGATGATGACTTAAGGGCTTTGAACTTTCAAATGGATTCGATTTATCCAGCGTTCGGTGATTCATTACAAGCACCAACAACGGCAACAAACGTTATTTCAGTTGATACAATCGAGCAATTAAAAAACATTAACACAGAATCTAATCTGATTTTTGTAAAAGGATATTACACACTAGGCGATTGCCCATCAAGATATTTTTTCAGAGATAGTTCTGGCGTTGCGAATAGCGGAAGTTGCTTTAAATCAAACAACGGCGAATATTATTGGAAATTGCTTTTAACATCGAGCGAGATTGATTCAGCGTGTTTCGGTATAGTCGCAAGAGAGGGCTATAACTATCAGGTAGAGGTGGCTGATTTTTCTTTATTCTGTAAACAAAACAGAATACAAAAAGCAATATTCAAAGATAGCATTTGGTTTAGTGGCACGGCAGATTTTGGTTATACATGTTTTGTACAAAGTAATATTATTTATAACATGTTTACGGGTGTTGGAAACATTATATGCAACGACACGAACATTATAACTACTGGACTTAGCGAATACTTTACTTTGTATGCAGAAGAACAAAAATCTTCATTAAGAGCAATAAGAACATATTGTAAAAAATTAATAATAAATAGTTCTTTAGATGGTAGCACTTTACAAGATTTAGTTTTAGATTTCCATAGTGGCGGAACTATTAGTAATTGCGTTATTGTAAACTGCGTTTTTGCAAATGCTTATAACGGATGCTTGTTAAGTGGCAACACGTTTAGCAACGTACCTGAAGTTCGCTCGAGTTGGTTTTCAGAAACATCTATTACTATCTACTACCACACTGTGATAATAAAATTTATTATTGATTCTATTTGTGAAGTCACTTTGTCCGAAAGTAGCGTATACACATCTTTTGTTTTTGAAAAACTTGGTGGTAAATTAAAATATATAGGCTCAAGTATTAAGTACATTGAATGCTCTGAGCCTTTATATAACAGCCTCGACGGTCTTCTATACCCTTCTAGTTTTAGTGAAGTAAAGATAGACTGGTACTTGAATAAAAAAGAAGCGTTAGTAGCTTTTGGATATATTGATTTATGCAACAGAGATATTATTATCGGAGATGACGTTACTTTTTACTCTAACAAAAAAATAAGAAATGGCACGTTAAGATTAACGTCTATAACATCGTCTTTTGGTTTGTCTATGACAGATGTGAATTTCATTGGATATATGACAGTAAATAATTTGGCCGCTTATAATTGTTTGTTAGATGTGGCATTAGGACACTTGACATTTACAGGTGCAGTTTTTCACAATTGTAGAATAACAACACTTATGGATTTAAATCTTACGGCTGAGAGTATGGAAGCATATAACAGCGTGTTAGACTGTAATCTAATTATAACAAAAGGATTAAAAACTATAAATGCAACTGCAAAAGACGTGACGCTTGTCGGAGATGTAGTATCATGCGATACAAAGTCAAGCACGTTTTTTGACCTCATTCTACAATGCACTTCAATTGGAAAAATAATTTCAGGTTGTTGTAATTACAATAGCATTAATTTGGTTGGAACTGGTGCTGAAATTCTTATCATAAAAATAACAGACGCACACATTACTGACGAAATAAAAAGTACAGGAACATTTGATTTGATCGCTGGTGCTGATGGATATACAAAGCACAAGATATGCTTTAAAAATATTACTTTTGATAATGAAAATAAATCAGTGTACACTAATGTTGTCACAAATACATATAACTCTATTGGGTCTTGGCTTTTCTACTTAAGTGGAGATGATTACTCTAACGCCTCGAATAGAAAAGAAGTGAGCATGAGACTTAGAGATTCAGAAGACATTCACACAACAGATTGGTTTCTCCCATCGGGTCGAATAGACGGCCTTTATACAGAAACGATAATGTATCCATTCAATAGAAAAACATTAATTGAGAGATAAAAAATGCTAAACAACGAAAACTACGGCTATCTAATTCATCCGTTGTCGCAATT